TAGAAGGACTTCAAGTATGCCCGCCGGAGTAACATACGTATCATCTTCTACAACACAAGGTGGTAGAAGTGGAAATGGGCAAATTATAGTTACGGTTGATGGTGTATCAACAACGTATAATTATATAGCTAATACAACACAAACGAGAACAATTTAATGCCAGCAGTTACACGATTAGGAGATATATGTTCAGGTCATGGGTGTTATCCACCTAGGGTCAATGATGAAGCAAGTACTAATGTATTTGTGAATGGTATTGGTATACATCGAGAAGGTGATCACTGGGTAACACATTGTTGTGGTCCTGCTTGTCATGATTCTATATTAGCAAAAGGATCAGATACAGTATTTGTTAATGGTATACCTGCAGCTAGAATTGGCGATCAAGTTGCGTGTGGATCTATTGTAGCACAAGGTTCACCAAGCGTATTTTTCGGTTAAAAGGGTTATAAATAATAGTATGGCAAGGAACACAAGAACATTTTCAGATTTCGATTTTAACTTTACAAAGCATCCATCAACATATGATGTGGCTATGAAGTATGACGAAGAAGCAATTAAAGCTTCAGTTCGTAACCTTGTTTTAACTCAAAACTATGAAAGACCATTTCATTCAGAAATAGGTTCACAGATTAGAGGTTTATTATTTGAACCTGCTACTCCTATGCTTAATATAATGCTTAAACGAGCAATTACGGACACAATTACAAGTTTTGAACCACGAGTAGAATTATTAGATGTTAAAATTGTTATGCTTCCGGACGATCACAGAGTTGATGTTACAATTTATTTTAGAATAATAAATACTACTAGACCGATACAGGTCAACTTAATCCTAACGAGAACAAGATAATGGCACACACAACAAATAGGAAAATACAAACAACTGAGTTAGATTTTGATGCAATTAAGTCAAATATTAAACAGTATTTACAAGGTCAAGATACATTTAGAGATTATGACTTTGAAGGTTCCAGCCTTTCTGTATTATTAGACGTACTTGCATACAATACCCATTACAACGCTCTATATACTAACTTAGCAGTTAATGAATCTTTTTTAGATTCTGCTAGCAAGCGATCAAGCGTCGTTTCAAGAGCTAAAGAAATCGGGTACATACCTCACTCAGCAACAGGTCCTATTGCAACAGTAAATATTGTTGTTTCAAATACTACATCAACGCCAGCATCTTTAACAATTCCTGCAAATTCACCATTTAGAGCATCTGTTGATGGTTCATCATATGACTTTTATAATACTGAAGCTGCTGTTGCAGTATTAAATGGTTCAACATATACATTTGCTGGTGTTAATATTAAAGAAGGTACGCCATTACAATTTAAATATACTGTATCAGATGGAACACGTTATATAATACCAAATGAAAATGTTGATTTAAGTACAGTTACAGTTAGAGTACAAGAAAATGCTCAAAGTGGTACATTTGAAACATTTGTACAACAAGATGAATTACTTGATTTAGACAGTGCATCTAAAGTATTCTTTGTTAAAGAGATTGAAGGACAACTTTATGAATTAGAGTTTGGTAATGATGTTGTTGGTAAAGCCCTTGCTAATGGTAATGTTGTTACGATTTCATATATGACAACAAATAAAGATGCCGCCAATGGTGCTCGAGTATTTTCATATCAAGGTGCTACATTACTTGGCGGAAATGTTGCGGTAACTACAACACTTGCAGCAACCGGTGGTACAGATGTAGAAGACATTGAATCAATAAGATACAATGCACCAAGATACTATACTGCACAAAATAGAGCTGTTACAACTGAAGATTATAAAGCAACAATTTATAGATCATATCCTGATGCTCAAACAATTAATGTATGGGGTGGCGAGGATAACATACCTGCTCAATATGGTAAAGTATTTTTATCAATTAAACCTGAAACTACAAACTCTTTAACAGCAGCGCAAAAAGATCTAATCATTACAGAAATATTAAAGAATAAAAACGTTGTATCTATTACACCAGAAATTGTTGACCCAGAATATATTAATCTTGAAGTTACAACAACAGTTTATTATAATCCTAATCTTACAACACGCGCATTAAGTGATATTAAAGATCTTGTTATACAAACAATACAAGATTATAACGATGATCATTTAGAATCATTTACCGGAATATTTAAATATTCTAATCTATCTAGAAATATTGATGATACCGAAGATTCAATACTAAGTAATATTACAACAATTAAATTACATCGAGAAGTAGAAGTTCGATATAATAGTAATACAACATATGAAATTAATTTGGGTAACCCAATCTATCATTCAGGCGTTCCTGAGCAATCTATTTCAACACATGGATTTATGATTGCAGGTTATGATCAAATGATGTATATCGAAGACTTTCCAAATTCTGATGATAAAACCGGATATTTAAGATTATATTATATTGAAAATGATATTAAAACCTATATTCGTAATTTCGGTGAAATTGACTATGATGCAGGTTATATTAAAATGAATGAAATAGAAATTACTGGTATTAATACTGCCGAAAGCCCTGCATTTGAATTTATTATTAAACCACAATCTAATGATGTTGCTTCAATAAGAAATCAATTAGTATTAATACCTGACAATAACATATATGTAAATGTAATTGCTGATAAAGTAGCACAAGGAGATCAAGCCGGTAATTCTAATTACGTATTTACATCAAGTAGAAATTAATAAATGAGTGATATTAAATTAAAAACAATAGTATCTAAACAGGTACCGGAGTTTGTTAGATCAGATTATCCGATATTTGTAGAATTCTTAAAGGGATACTATGAATGGTTAGATCAGCATGAACGAAGAGATCTACTTAAATTAAGAGATATTGATACTACTCTTGATGAATATGTTGAATTTTTTAGGCGTGAATTAGATATACTTAGTGGTACTGATTATCCATATTTAGATAGAAGATTATTATTAAGAAAGATTAAACCTTTATTTAAATCAAAAGGTACTGAATCTTCTTATAAGTTTTTATTTAAAATATTATATAATAAAATAGCAGACATTTCATATCCATGGGATTCTGTACTAAAAGCATCTGATGGTCGTTGGAACCAAGAGATGTCACTTTTTATTGATATACAAACTGGTGATGCAAATACTTTACCTGGAAATAGAATTACAGTTAGTGGCACCAATGTTTCAATTAATGTTTTTATTACACGTGTTAAGCATGTTCAAGATAGCGTCTACGAAGTATTCATAGACAAAAACTTTTTTGGTACAATTGAAACTGATTACACAATTAATTTTAATGGGATATCCGGAACAATTATCCCAACTACGTCAAAAGCTACAATTGTTAGACCTGGAGAAGGATTTAAGATTGGTGATTTGATTGAAGGTACTACTATATCTGGTGGTAAAACAATTACCCAATTATTAAAAGTTACTAGTGTAGATTCAAACGGTGGTATAACAGGTGTAGTTAATATTCGATTTGGCGCTGGGTATGAAAATGAATTTTTTCTACTAACATCTAAAGCATCTATTAGTACAACAGGTTCAACGTTTACTTTAGACAAAGGTGTTACAAGACAGTATTCATTACCTGATAATTCTTTTATTGAAAAATATCAAGAATATGGATATGCACTAAACCCAAATTATGTTGCTATACCTTATGCTGAACCAAACTATGTTGGAACGTTGATTCAACAATTCTTTGAAGAAACAGGTATTGGCGAATCAGAACAAACAAACTTTGCACTTATTAAATTTGATATAGGTGCAGTTGCAAAGTATCAAGGTTATTATTCTACAAATGATGGATTCCTTGATGATGATATGTTTATACAAGACAGTCGATTCTATCAAAAGTATTCTTATTTAGTTACAGTTGATGAAAGTTTAGATAAGTATAAATCTCTTGTTAAATCATATTTGCATCCGGCCGGAACAGCATTATTTGGTGAATATCAAATACAAAATAACTTTGTTGCAGGCATTGAAGGTAGTATTGAATTAGCAAAATGGGTATCTAAAGCTACATTTACTTTAATAAATACTACTATACCAACAGATTATGTATATGCTTCAGACCTTGGTGGTCTAATTAAAGTTGAACCTTATGATTCTGAATTCTATGTAATACCTGAAGAAGATTATAACCCACCAGGAATGTTAACATTCTATGGTGATGGAAGAAATATGTTAGAATCAGATATAACCGTTTCTGATTCAGATCCAACAACAACGGTAACTTAGGAGTAAACATGTTAAAAGATAGTATTAAATTGACAGGGCGTTTGTCAATTAAAAAATACGATAAAGAAGGTAAAGTGAACTATGAAAAAGAAGTTCCTAACCTCGTCGTAACGTCAGGAAAAGAATTTATTGCACAGCGTTTATGCAATAATGACTTTGATTTTATGAGTCATATGGCTGTTGGTGATGATACATCTACTGCTGCCGTGGCACAAACAGCACTACAAAATGAATTAGCCCGTGTTGCAGTATCTAGTGCTACACCTTCCGGTGTATCTGCAACGTTTAATGCATCATTCGGAGCTGGCGTAGGTACAGGTGCTTTAGTTGAAGCCGGTATCTTTAACGCTGCAGCATCAGCCGTTAAAACATTTGATGGCGATCAAGATGTTCAAGATGGAAGTGATACTATTATTAATCTTACTAGTCATGGCTTTTCAACAGGAGATAAAGTAACATATACCGATGGTGGTAACGTTGCTATTACTGGATTGCTTGATGGCGGTACATATTATGTTATTGTTGTTGATTCAAATACAGTCCAACTTGCAACTTCAGAATCAAACGCAAACGCTGGAACACAGATAAATATTACAGGTACAAGTGGTACTGGT